GCGCTTTTTTTCTGATAATATAGACATAGTGACGGATTGGAGATATTAATGGGCTGTTTACGTTGAATTAGACGGCTCAAACATCATTATTCAAGCTGAATGGCGTTTGAAAGAAATTTGTAGAGCACTTCCTGGCTCTAAGTGGGATTCTGATAAGAACGTTTGGCGTATCCCCGTCTCTTGGACTGGATGTCTAGCATTGAGGCAGACATTTGGACAAGAACTTGAGATTGGTCCGCTTCTTGCTCAGTGGGCTAAGGACGAAAAAGCTAATCGTATTGACCCTAGCAACCTTTTGCGCGATGTAGAAGCAAAAGAAGAGGGAGACCAAGACCTTTTCCCACATCAGCGTGCGGGAGTAGATTGGATGGTCAGTGCTCGCAGGGGGCTTTTAGCCGATGAACCAGGCCTCGGTAAAACTGCCCAGGCAATTCGTGCTTTAAAAGCACTAAAAGATAAAGGCGAGGATGTTTTTCCTGCTCTAGTTGTCTGCCCCAACACGCTAAAAACAAACTGGGAGCGCGAGTTTGATAAGTGGTGGCCTGGAATTAATGTTCAGGTAATTAAGGGTACCCCGACACAAAGGCGCAAAGCTTTTGAGGATGAAGCTGAAGTTTATGTAATTAATTGGGAGTCTCTTAGGACTCACTCGAGGCTTAGCCCTTACGGCTCTATTGCTCTTGCCCGTTGTACAGATTGCGGTGGGCATGACTCTAAAATTACAACTGGTCGTTGTGAAGTCCACAACAGGGAATTGAACAACATTAACTTTAAAGCCGTTATTGCCGATGAAATTCACCGCTCTAAAGACCCTAAGTCAAAGCAGACTCGTGCCCTCTGGGCTGCCTCTGGAAACGCTGACATCAGGTATGCACTAACAGGAACTCCTATTGCTAACGATGTAGTTGACCTTTGGCCTATTCTTCACTGGCTAGACGACAAAGAATGGCCAAGTAAGACAAAGTTCATTGACCGCTATGTCAACTGTTTCCCTAATGTTTTTGGCGCACTAGTGGTCCTGGGCTTAAAACCAAACATGGAGCAAGAATTTTACGCTGGTATCAATCCGCGTATGCGTCGTATGCTGAAAGCTAGGGTGCTTCCTTGGCTGCCAGAAGTCATTAATGACCGTCGCGACGTCGAGATGGGTGCTAAGCAGGCTAAGGCATACAAGCAAATGTTAGAAAATATGATGGCACTCCTAGAAGACCCTAGTTACTCAGATTTTGAATCTAGCGAGTTTAATCCAGACTCTGCAGACGGTGAAATTGTTATTGCCAGCAACCCTATGGTCCAAGCTGGCCGTCTCGTCCAATTTGCAAGTGCTTACGGACAGATTGAAATGACTGATACAGGAGAGAAGATGTTATTGTCAGACCCCTCCTGTAAGGTCGATTCTCTAATGGAAGACATTAAAAATAACGATTTTGGAGACGACTCGGTGGCAGTTTGTGCAGTTTCTCGCCAGCTCATTGAGCTGCTTAGTGCTCGTATGACAAAAGAAAAGATTCCCCATGGGCTTATTACTGGTGCTCAGAGTGGGTTGGAGCGCCAGCAGGCTATTGATGACTTCCAGAATGGTAGGACAAAGTGGATTTTGTTTACTGCTCAGGCGGGGGGTGTTGGTGTCACCTTGACAGCAGCACGTCGACTTGTTATGCTTCAGAGGCCATGGTCTCTTGTTGACTACAAGCAGGCTATTGACCGCGTACACCGTATTGGCTCCGAAATTCATGACTCAATTATCATTACTGACTACGTTACTGAAGGAACTATTGAAGAAAAGGTAATTGAAACTCTAGGTGCTAAAGACTATAATTTCCAACAAGTTGTTCGTGATAAAGAGCAGCTAATGAAAGTTCTCAAGGAGAGCTAATGACAACAGAGACAACACCCGTAAGGATTTCTAACTCAGAGGTCCAGACTTTTAAGGACTGCCGCCGTAGGTGGTGGCTAACCTATTATCGTCGCTTAAAGCCAAAGATTACAGAGTTTACTGGAGCACTCGCTCTGGGCTCTCGTATTCATGAGGCACTGGATAGGCACTATTCGACTGGACAAGATTTGCTAGAAGCTCACGCTGACCTTGTCAAAGAAGATATGAAGAAGCTTCAAGACGAGTTTCGTGACACTTCTGCTCTAGAAGCAGATGCAGACCTTGGCCGTGTGATGTTGGAAGGCTATCTAGAGTGGGTAGAGCAAGAAGGCATCGACGCGGAACTTGAGATGATTTCTACTGAAGAAATTCTTGAGCGTCCAATGATGGATGGCAAGGTAATCCTTCAGGGAAAGATTGATATGCGTGTCCGCCGTAAAATTGACGGTGCTCGCATGATTCGTGACTTCAAAACTGTTGGTGGTTCGTTTGCTGACTTTGGAGCAATGTCCCACATGAACGAGCAGGTCAAAACTTACATGCTTCTTGATGAAGTCCAAGAAGGGCAAGAAGGCGAACGCACTGACGGTGCTATCTTCACAATGCTTCGCAAGGTGAAGCGTGGTGCTTATGCTAAGCCACCGTTCTACGACCAAATAGAGGTTCGCCACAACAGGTTTACACTCCGTGCATTTCTAGAACAGCTAGAAGGAGTGCTCTCCGACATGCTTGACGTCCGCGAGGCGTTGGACAACGGAGAGAGTCACTTCCGCCACGCATACCCTAAACCAAGCAGGGACTGCAAGTGGAAGTGTCAATTCTTCGCTATTTGCCCGCTATTCGACGACGGAAGCGCCGCCGAAGCAGCTCTTAGCGATGCGTTTGAGTCATCCGACCCATACGGTTATTACGGAATCGAAGAGAAGAAGGGAAGTGAGGAATAATGTCAGACGTAGAACGCAGTTTAACAATTATGGTTTATGGCGAGTCTAAGGTTGGTAAATCCAGCTTTGCAGTCACGGCACCTTACCCACGCCTAATGCTCGACGTTGAGGGAGGCCACCGCTTCCTGCCAATCAATGTCAAGTATTGGGACCCGCTTACCGAGGAGCCGCCACTAGCAGATGGTACTTGGGACACCGTTGTAGTCAAAGTAAATGAGTACGACGTTGTCATGAAGGCCTTCCAGTGGCTGCAGTCTGGTAAGCACCATTTCAAGTCCTTGATTATTGACTCCATTTCGGAGCTCCAAGTCAAGTGCATGGACAACATCGCAGGCACAGAGCAGATGAAGATGCAGCAGTGGGGAGAGCTTCTCCGCCACATGGGTGCACTACTTCGTGACCTCCGTGACCTAACGATGCACCCAACCCAGCCTCTTGAGGCTGTGGTACTGACCGCTATGGCACGTAAGGGTCAGGATGGCGTATACCGTCCCTACCTCCAAGGCCAGCTAGCGATTCAGGCCCCGTATTTCTATGACATCCTTGGTGCAATTGTGGTGGAGACAGAGCCAAATCCAGACCCACTTCAGCCACCATTCAAGGTACGCCGCATGTATGTAGAGCGTACCCCTGAATATGAAGCTGGCGAGCGCGTCCAGGGACGTCTAGGTAAAGTAGTACAGCAGGGAGACCTTGGGGTCGAACGCATGCTGGACATGGTCTTCGGAGAGAAGAAGGCTGAAACAACTAATAAGAAAGCGAGTTAACAATGAGTACTGTTAATTTCTCAGAGCTGCTAAAGCAGGCTGGAACTGCAGCATCCAGCACTAACTACGAGCCTCTTCCTGACGGTGATTACGACCTGAAGGTTATCGAGGCTTCTGCAACAACTAGCCAAACTGGCAAGTTGATGTTCAAGGTAACTAACGAGGTTCAGGGTGGCGCTTACGACAAGCGTCGCGTTTGGGACCAGCTAGTTGTGACTTCGGACAATCCGAAGGCAGCCCAGATGTTCTTTATGAAGGCTGGAGCAATGGGCCTAAATACAGCATTTTGGGATGCTAATCCATCTAATGCTCAGGTAGAGCAGGCTCTTCTAGGACGTAGCTTCCGAGCAACCCTAGGAACTCGCACCTACAATGGCACTCAGAGCAACGAGATCAAGCGCTATTACCCAGCTACAACTGCTAGTGCTGCTCCTGCTACCGAGGCTCCTGCAGCAGCTCCAGCACCTGCAGCAGCTGCTCCTGCTCCTGCTCCTGCTCCTGCTCCTGCAGCAGCTCCAGCACCGCCAGTAAGTGGCGACCAGCCGTTCTAAATGACAACAGCTTGGCGGGGTGCGAAAGTGCCCCGCCCAGCTTTTAGGATTTAATATGAAAGTTCTTTTCACTGGGATGAGTTCGTCCCACTGTAAGCCAAGTAAGAATCAGAGCTTCTTTAAAACTCTGGCTGAAGCTTATGAAGAATTTGCTTCAGTAACTTGGTCCGAGCCAAAATTAAATTGGAAAAAATCAGACTTAGAATCTTTCGACGAGATTATAGTGGGATTCAGCCCTCCGACTTCAATGGGGGCAAATCATATATACGGTGCCATCAATCTTTTGAATCTTATGTATGAATCCCCGAAATTGCGATTAGTAGTTGACAGCCCTCAAGTTTGGCAATACAAAAATAGCTTAAATGCTTTTAAAAGAGATCCTGATCAAATTTTTGGGTCTTTTTATGTAAACAGAAAAAACTACGCAGCAGCCCTTGACTCCAAGCACCAAGAAAGTGCAAGTTCGCTTGCCTACAAGTTTACTAACTTGCCTTGGCCCAAGACCTATGTGCCAACTCTACCTTGGCACACTAGGGAAGACATCTCAAACAAAATTTCGTTTATGCCAGTCGAGAGTATAGTTTCTATAAACTTAGACTCTTTTTTAATTGAAAAAAGAACTCCCGAAATAGGTAGGGCTCAGCAGTGGGCAGTGGACAATGTCAAAAGCTCTTGGTATCTGACAACTAAAGAGCTCCTCAGGTTTCCTTCGGTGTCTATAAAAAACAGCACAAAGCCAAAAGATACCGAAGCTTTGGCAAGAATCAATGCTTCCATGGGATTGATAGTAGCGCCGCAAGACAGAAAAACAGGTACATGGTGGTCTTACAGATACATTCAAGGGCTAAACACTACTACGCCAATTGCAACCTACTGGCAAGAAAGTAGAGAAATTTCCCCCGAATGGGGGCTCTTAGCTTACGAAATAGAGGACATGCAGCCGTACGAGCGTCAGCACATTGCTTTCCAGCAACTTAAACAGTATGAATCACTTATACCAAGTAAAGAACTGGCAATAGATAAATTAAAAACTGTTGTGATAGACTCTAGACCGAGAGGATTGTAATGCCAGAAATAAATTACGAGTGGGTTAAAGAGCAGCTACAGGCTGCAAAAGTTAAGGTTGGATCGGGCAAGGCAATTATAAAATTGCTTGAGACCTGGGAAAACCTTCCAGATTTAAGCGAAAAAATGACAGAAGAAGTTCTTTCTGTATTCCCTCAGCTGGCTCTAGGGCACGCAATTAAGGAAGAGGAAAACGAAGATGACTATACGTGGACACCGCTCCAGCCAGGACAAATTGTTGTTGGAGACATCGTCCGTGTTAAAGCAGATGCTTTCCGTGACGAGCTCGGACCCATGCACAACGGGCGTCGCGGCACAGTTGTTGCAGTTCGTTATGGCGACGTCATCTTTAATGACACCGACGGAAAGACCCCCGAACTTAGGGGCGTCCACTACTCTCCCTACAAGCTAGAAAAGCGTATTAGGAAGGCCTAGTGAGCATAGTTAGAACTTCCTTTGAATTTAAAATTTCTGCAGACGATGTCACGGAAGCTAAGCAGGAAGCAA